CAATTTGAATACGTCTTCCTTTCTGTTGGTTAAGTTGTTGACGGAGTATTTGTAGATTCATCTTCTTCTTTTGTTAAATCTTCTATGGACATTGCACCTGCTAAAATCAGTTCTACATTGTAATGGTTTGTTTTTGTTTGTTCACATTTAGTAATATACACATCCCCATACATTTTCCAATCAAGATCATCGTTTATAGCCAAAAAATGATATGATTTACACAAATCAAGAGAATGAATATTTTTAATAATCATATTATCTATACCAACGTATGTATCACCTGATATATAGTGTTGCCAATTATCTGAATCCATTGAGCATTCTTGTATAGGAACAGTATCTCTTCTCAATGAAAAATTAAACAAGTGACTGTATGCTATTATTTCCTTGTTATCATATAAATAAAATACGTCACATAACAATGCGGTTTCTATATTTTCAGGAGTTACTATTTCTTTTTCAGATTTAATTTCCGTTTCAGGTAAAGCATCAATTTGTTTTACCACCAAAGGGGGCATTGCTGCAACTACAGCAGCACCAAATACATTTTTTAAAAAGTCACTCCTCTTCATGTTCTTTATATTTTTCTTCTAACTCTTCTATCCCTTTATCTATTTGTTGCTGGATTTTAGTAACTTCCTTTTCCCATTTAGTTAATAATACTTCTGCATCTTCTATAGAATTACATTTATACTCATCCTTTAATTGTTTCATAAGAACAGTCATTTGTCCTTTCAATTCAGATACAGATGATTTTGCATCATCTATTTCATTTTTTAATTTAAGTAATTCTTGTTCTGTCATTGATCTATTGCTTTATATATTATTTCTTTTATTGGTTCTCGTGTATTGTTTTTATTGAAAAAAGCTTCAAGATTTTCTGTGAAAGACATCCCCGCTTTCCAATCATTATCCAGTCTGCTAATAAAAGCATCTATACGTTCATCACGTCTCTCTTTTACTTCTATATGCTCTCGTGTAATAGCATTTTCTGCAATAGGAAGATTCACCCATTCTATTGTATTTGTATCTGCATACCAAAGAGCTACACGAGGTTGAAAATCAATTTGAGCAGCGGTTTGACGAGTCATACTGCCTGGATTTACAAGTAGTCGTCCTTTGTACTCTGTAAAAAAACTTTGATGGTTATCCCCTGTCACAATTAAATCAAACTGAGGGTATTTACGAAGTATTGACGTGGCTTGTCCTTCTGATGCTCCTGGAAAAGGGGGAGTGATATAAGTCATGTGATGCCAAGCTAAAATATTAGTATCCAAATCACCTTTGTCTCCAGGTTCTTGCCCGTAATGAACTCCTTTCAATACATGCAATTTCCCCGCTTTTTCCAAGGTGTATATTCCACTTTTTTCTCGCAACTCCCAATTATGTTGAGGGAGATCATGTTGACCGTAAATAGTAAAAAAGTGTTTTGGAAGATGCTCTATTGTCATTGAAATTAACCAAGGGGAAGGTTTCCAGTGATGAAATAGATCACCTGCATGCAAAACAACACAATCATGAATATCTTGTAAAGCTTTAATACACATTAGAGAACCCCATTGTTCCTGTTGAAAGTCACCAATCCAACACGTTGGAGTATCTTCCCGAAGATGCATATCGGAACAAAGTATCAAATCAGCTCTTCGTCTGCTGATAGGGGAGGGTGTATATATGGTTCTATTTCTTTTCATTTTCATTTTATTTTACTTCCACAAGTAGGACAAACACCTAATTCTTTTAAAGTTTTATTATAGACATCCTGTTTCCTTTTGATTACATCCTGTTTTTTATTTATTTGATCATTAATATTAGATATGTTTTTAATAGTTTTACAAATAGCTGTAATTTCCTTCTCTTTAGTTTGTTTACTATTATACAATAATATTAATAGATCTACTTGAGATGCTAAATCAAGACGTTTTTTATAATGTTTGTTTTTGTTTTTAATTAAATTTACTTTATCAAGTATATTAGTCAAAGTAATTATTTTTTTATTAAATTCATTCTTATCAAATATATCTGATAAAATATCTATTACGTCCTCCTCCAATGACAATACCCCTTCAAATGATTTAATTTCCGCTGTTATAAGATTTATACTTTCTATTTTTTTGGATAATGCTGTTATGGAAGTTCGAAGTTGTTTCATTTTGGTTTCCATAACTTCAAGTACTTCCAGTTCTACTTCAAACTTTTCAAGATATTCATACTTAAACAATTGCTGTTCTTTTGTTTCTATGTTTTGTTCTTGATATTTTTTGTCTGATGTTAAAGCTCTAATTGATTTGTTTATATAAGAAATACTTTTATCTATTTGATCAAGTTTAGCTATACGATTAAAATGTCCTGCAACTTGTCCAGGAGATAAGCTCAAAAGAAAAGGAGCATCTAATTGGTATTGTAAATTGATTTCGTCAACATTGAGTAATGCAGCAACTTCTTCTGGTACATTAGTACCAAAAGCTTCAAATAATGTTTTCCTATCATTGGATCTTGTAATAAGATATTGATCCTTCTTATTTTTAGTCCTAAAAATTGAACCCTCTTCTGTTTCAATACCAACGGAAGTTTCCCCTCCCCAAGTTGAGCAGAAGGAATTACCTGAAGGTTTATTCCAGCAAGCCCAACGAAGAGCTCTGATGATCGCCGACTTACCTGAATCGGAGCTTCCTACAATGACGTTGACTCCATCAGAAAACTCAAGTTTTGTTTTTTCATGACTTTGAAAATTGCGTATGTTGAGTGATTTAATCATAATACATTATATATTTTTTTACATACTTTTTCCAAGCAAATGTTTGATACCATAATTTCTTCCACCAAGGTAAAGCTTTCCAAGCTTTTTGTCTGTTTTCTATTTTGACCATTTTTGCTCTTTGCTGAGCATAATAAGGGGCATTAATAAATAACCCTAATTCATCTTTTTCTAAGTCATCCATTTTAGTCATTATTTTTTGGTTTTACTACACATATTTTACCTTTCAATCTATGAAAAGGAGAATAATAAGGACTTTGAAAATCATTATCTACCGGAGCTTCGTAATCAAATAAAATGAGTTGGTGTTGTAATAATGCTTTAGCAAATTCCATTGCCACTCTATTCCGCATACGTTCATCTTCTTCTTTGTCATAATTTTCAATGACATAAGCTACTTCAGATCGAAGCACTTCAATTTTTCTTTCCTCTTTTATTATAAAAGGACTTTCTTGGTAAGGGTTGTTTAACCGTAACAGTTTACAAACCCACTTTACTATTTTCAACCGGGTTGAGATTTTCATTTTACTTAAAAATTATTAACCATACTATCCAAAAAAGCAAGAATACAAATAAAGGAGGAACCACTCCAAATATGGATAAGCCATAATCATCCCCTATGTGTTTAGTAGATTTTATAGCCCATATAAAACAAAGTATGGTTACTATAATAGCAAGAACCCATTTAATATGAATAAGTATCATTATTTTATCATTTTAAGTAATTCACTCTGCTTTGTTGCCACATAATGAACAGCCAGAGCATCCGCCATGGCTTCATCAATATATTATGTACCAGTCCATTCAACTTCATAAAGTTTATCAATAGCTTCGATCATATCTTCCTTTGTAGCTGCTTTCTTCCCCAGCACCGCTTTTTTGGAATCCTGCTCGGAATAAAACTCAATAGGAATTTCCATACATTCTGCTATCGCCGTAGTAATCCCCGCAACCATACCAATCATAATAGCAGCTTGAGCATTTTGACTACCATGAGGGGCCTCACTTAAAATAATCTTTATGTCATATCTTGTAATGAGTTCAATCAATTTTTGCACTATTTCCTTAGTTCTACGAGTACGATCATCAGATGCTCGTATCCTCCTTTTCTTTTGCTCTGGAGCAGTTTTTATACAACCTGTAGCTTTTATTTTATTATTAGTTGTATCTATTACAGCATATCCCCAAGCAGTAAATGATGGGTCATTAGTTAAAATATTCATCTTATTTTTGGTTTACGTTCTGATTTGAATTTATCTTCAATAATTTCCCATACATTTATAACTTCCTCTCGGAGCTGATTTTCCAATACTTCTTCCTCTATCATTATAATAGACTCCTCCATAGACTTAGAGAGAGGCTGTTTCTCAAGTGTGTAAACAGTGGACTGGTAATATTGCTTTAAATACTGTAGACTGTCTCTGATGTTATCTATGCCGTAATCAAACAGTATTGTTACAGGAGCTGTATGGTAGGGTTTCCAAATAGAGGATTTAAATACTTCAACTTGTGTAACAACACCTATCACTCGGGTTTCCTCTTTCCCTTTTACTTTGATTTTTTGTTTTATCCTCTCCGGACGACTTGTTCGTAACCGCAATGAAGAATAAAAACCTATAGACTCACCACCTGGAGTAGTATATTTTTGTCCATAAGGTCCAGCATCTATATTTACCCGAACTTGGTTACTACAAGCCATCAGGTAATTCTTTTGCTTCAAAATACGACAGGTTTTTCTAAGCTCTTCAGAAAATTCTTTAGCTCTACGCATCCCCATCTTATCACCTTCTTCATTCTCCATTTCCTGAGTAGTAGATAATGCAGCAAGTGAATCAGCAAATATACCATGAATCATTCCTTTTCCTTCAGGTTCCCAAGCTCTTACTGCTTTAAATACTTCTGGAACTTTATCAGGTTGAGAATAATTTTTATCCTCAATAGACATCCCAAACATTTTTGCAAATTGTCGATCTATTCTGGCTTCGGGATCGTGGAACATAATCTCTCCACCTTGCCGTTGGACAGCTCCTCCCATTTCACTAAGAAGGACTGTTTTTCCTGAGCCGGAGGGACCAAAAATCTCAATAAGAATCCCTCCTGGCACTCCTCCACCTCGAACTCTTCCGCCTGAAATTGCAAGGTCAAGTAGTGTACTACCGGTGCTAATAATTCTTCCAAAGTCTCCATCATACTCCTCTTCCTTCTTTATAGATTGAGTTATTTTCCTTTTCACTTGCTCACTTAATGGTACTCTGCTTCTTTTCATTTCATTTCATTTAGTACTCGTTTAATTTCCCTTGGAGTAAATCCTTTTCCTTTTAACTCCGCACCAACAGATTCTTTAAAATTAGACAAGGAGGTTTCATCCCCCCTTGTCTTATTAATCCGCCATTTATTCATCGCTCGTTGTGCTATCTCACGGGATAATTGATCTTCATCACATTTTTCTTTCTGTTCCGTAATCCAAGCACTCAACATATCTTTCAACACTTTTGCTTTAGAAACACCTTTAGCAATTGCATATACAGTTAGATAATGATGTATATCTAAATGTACAAACATCCCTATGAGCTTCGTATCTTTCTGCTCATTTTGCAAACCTAATATCCCCATGTTTACTTACCTTTAGCTTCTTTTTCTTCATCACACTCATCCCACAGCTCACAACGTTCACAATCTTTATATTCATCAGTGTCTACACCAAATTTATGTCCGAAAGGACATTTGTCTCCATCATTTGAAGAAGTTTTCTTTCCTCTTGTTCTTACAGGCTCTTTTTCTTTTATTACATCTGATTCATCTTTTGTTACACGACGCTGACGCTGAACAGGTTTTTCATCCACATCCTCATCTTCTTCCTGTTCAACTTTTCTACTACGCCTACTAACAGACACTTCTTCCTGTTTTTTAGATCTTCTTACAGGTGCTTCCTCTTCCTCTTCCTCCTCTTCTTTTGGAGCTGTTCTGCTTGCTCTTCTGTTACGTACAGGTTCCTCTTCCTCCTCTTCTATTTCATCATCTGAAATTTCCTCATTAAAAAACTTAGCAAATATTTCCTCGTAGGAAAGAATTTTCAACATAGAATCAATATCAGGAACTTCTTCAAGTATTTCTTCTTCGTAAGGATCTCTATCTTCAAAATCAATACTTACTATTTCAGGGAATTTGTTCTTATTGAATTCCTTCCAACGAATTCTCAGAGTTGCAGTTTTCCCATTTTCAAGAGTAAAAAAGTCTTCATTATCTTCATTTTCTGCAAGCTCTTCCATCAATGCATTTTGAAATAAAAAGTCACTCATATCCCAAAGCATAGGTACTTGCTCAAATCCTTTCTCTAGAGGAATGACAGGGTAAATACTTCTTTCCTGTGGGTAAAGTACTTTGAATTCTTCTTTGTCTGCTCCTTCTTTGATCCGTTTCACACGATACTCACATATTGGGCATTTTTTTCCTATTGTAGTAGGACACACAACTGATTCATTATCAGCTCCTACATTTTTATGAACTTTTACAACACTTCTATACCACTGTGTACCAGGCATTGCCATTTCATTTTCATTGTCTCTATCTACATGTTTTTCACTTGAGACAATATAAGGAAGAAAATCAAGTGTGAAACTTCTTGCTCCTTCTGGAAGTTTTAACATTTCTACATCTTTGAGAGTAAGATATCCAAAATTACCTTTTTCCTCTTTTTTTCTTTTGTAACTTTCTACAAGTTTCCCTTTAAAGTTACTTTTTGCTTTTTTCATCTTTTTCAAGTTTTAATTTATTTACTTTTTCTATAAACCTCTTACCAAGTTGCATATCCAATTCATGTAACCACGCTCTCATTTGAAGCCGACTACATGCGTAAACAAGCAAATAAATACCAACGAATATTAGTATTACGCCTGATAATATTTTGAGAATTAACATTATTTATTCCTCCTTATCCTTGTACCAATACGTTCATTAATTTTCTTTTGAAACATTTCACGTTGTTCTCTTAAATCTCTCGGAACTTTTGGTCCTGCAAACCAATTTTGTCCATTTAGTCTTGTAAGATTTTCAAGAGCTTCTTTACGTTGATTAAATGCATCTACAGCTCCTTTTGCTACATTCCATTCATACTTAGCATTAATAAAAGCTTCACTGGCTTCTTTATACTGGTCTTGTGTAGGAATGATATTTTCTACTACTTTATCAGTTATTTTTTCAATACCATACTTTTCAGGATTTGTACGAATATCTCTGTCAAGCTCAGACTTAGCTAAATCAAGAGCTTCTTTTGCTTGATCTTTTTCTTTTTCTCTTAGTGCTGCATTTTTTGAATACCTTAAGAATAAAGTAGCTTGCTCCAACCATTCTATGTCAAGAGAGGTTTCATCAATTCTTATGTCATCTTCATAATTCATAACACATTGTCTAAATAGTACAATACTTCATCACGTTCAGAAGTAGATTCAAAATCAAATACTTCTCTATCAATTCTCGTACGGGTAGCTGCAAAGTACACCGCAAGTTGTTTTCTCCGACTGGTTGGTATCGTTTTATTGTACTCTTTACCAATCTCACTTGTTTAATTTTTACTACATTCTTCATTTCATATTATCTATTTTTAGTTACTGAATAACATGCATATACAAGCTGAGGAAACCCTGAATCGTAGAAAGGGGACATAAATTCTTCGAGTATTAGTCCACATAATGGTTCATCTTTTCCACTTAACAATATTGCTTGACAATATCCAAGTACAACTCTACGAATACTTTCTGCTTCAAGATCTTTCATACCCGAAAGTATTTTTGCAATTGCATTCCAAGGAGCTTTTTTAATTAACGCTCTACATAAATCAATTGCCTGTGTTGTTTCTGCTTCAGCTTTCTTAGCGGTTTCTAACTGTTGCTCTTGTGGTACAGTAAGAACTTGTTCAAGTATTTGTAATGCATTTCTCGGGTGGCCTTTAGCACTTTCTACTATTTGGACAAGTACAGTATCCTCCAAACTTTTTGCTTCTTTTCTCGCTGTTCTTTTAAGCAAGATTCGCATTTCAGATTCTACTAAGGGTTGCACTTGAAAAATACTGCATCTTCCTTTTATTGTAGGCAACAATTTTTGTGGGTCTGTTGTGCATAGTATAAAATAAACATGTTTTGGTGTGTCTTCTAAGATTTTGAGAAGCGCATTCTGTGCATCATTTGTCATTTTATGTACTTCATCTACTAACCATACAATACAAGAACTTTCCATAGGCATGTACTGGCTGCTTTTAATTACGTCTCTAATTGTATCAATCCCACGAAAGTCAGCAGAATTAATTTCTCTTAAATCATATCCTGTACAACCCAGTTCATTTGCGATGATGCGTCCTATAGTTGTTTTACCACACCCTGTCGGTCCATGTAAAAGAAAGGAATGTGGGCAAGTTTCTTTATTACCCAACATTCCTTTCAAGGTTAAGGTTAGCTCAGAGTTTCCTCTGACTTCGTCAAGTGTAGTAGGCCTATATTTTAGGTATAAACTCATAATGCTTTTATTTTATTTATTATACAATTTTTTATTTACTTATTCATCTTCCTCAATTTTCTGAGTCCAATTACCATTTACTTCATACGTTTCAATTTCAACATCTAGAGGAACATTGATCCATTGCCAAGTGTTTGCTAAATCTTCACAAGTAATTTTTCGTACCATACGTTGTACTTCTTCAAGTTCAGAAGGGTTTACATCAAGTATCATACTATCATGAATTTGTCCGATTAACTTTGTATCCATTTTATTTTCTGTTAATCGTTTATCCATCTCAATAAATGACCAAAGTAAACAATGAAAAGCAGCACCTTGTACAGGTGTATTAATTACTTCATTTTTACTCATGACACCACTACATCTAAATCCTGTAACTAAATCAATGTACCCATATTTTTTATATAGTTTATACCATCGTTCTTTCCATTCAGCATAATCTTTAAAACGATTCCCCCAAAAATCTTCTTCTATTTCTTGTACATGTTTTTCAAATTTAGATAGTGATGTTAATCCTTTACTTATCATATGGTCAGAAGCGTAAATATCTTGTATTTTAATACCTTGCCCTTTTTTCCATGAACCTGCAGGTAATTTTAACCATCCACATGCCATATTATTTGCACAATTTACAAAGTAATCTCCATAAAATTGAGGAAATACAAAACCATTCTTTGCAGCTTGCCTTAATACATGGTGTTCTGATTTAGAAAAGTTATCTATTTTAAAGATTTGTTTTGCCATATCACCATGCATATCCGTTGTTTTATCTTCAATATAACGAATCATATTTGGGTCTTTATGGTAACATGCAGCAATTCTTACCTCCAATCCTGAGAAGTCTACCTCAATTAATTGATGATCTGGTCGAGGGAATAAAGCACGCCTAACAATTTTCATAACTTCTTCATCACGCTTTGGAATATTTTGAAAGTTAGGACTATCTGAACTTGAACGAAAAGTTCTGACTAAATGTAAGTTAAAAAAAGGATGAATATAATCATTTACCTGTTCTCGTGCAAAAGCATCAAGGTATGTATCCTTTACTTTCTTTAACTTTCTTATAGTTAAAAGATTATTTAATACAGGAATATTAAGCGTTTTTAATGCATCTTCATCAGTTGCACCTTGTCCTGATACTGTTTCTTTTGGAGGTTCTATTTTTTTAATATCATATAAAAAGTGTGCTAATTGTTGGTTAGAGTAAATATTAATTTTTCCTTTTACTGTATGTTGCCAATGTTTGTAAAAGTCTGAATCTTGAAATTCCTGTTCAAGTCTTTCAATTTTACGAGTAAGTTGATTCTTCTTGTTTTCTATATATTCTACATCTACTCTAAAACCCTGTTGTTCAGCGCGACATAATGCTAATATTCCGTCATGGAATAATTTATACGCTTCTGGTGTTCGTGGATTAATATTCATAATAGTAATAGTTAAAAAGGAAGTAAAAATTCACGTTGCTTCTGTGCAAGTCTGTATTCATATACAGCATCTAATGCACATCTTTTCATAAGCATTTCCTTACCTCCAGGTTTATTTACTAATGTCATAATGCGATTTATATCATTTGCACTATCACTTTTCACAGCCTTCAGGTAAGGTTCCGTTTCATCTTTATAATCAATTATACCAAATTGCACATAGACTTGAAATTGTAGACTGGTTATGCCTGCTCTATTATCAAGAATATGACTTGCAACCATTGTATCCCATACCCAATTCTGAACTTCAGTTTTTAACCTAACTAAACTCCAAGCATGTTCATACTTCATGTTGTGTGCAATTTTTCCAATCTTTGAATCAGAAAGTAAATCTATAAAAGGTTTTCTTTCTAATCTTGTTTCCGGCATCATGAAAACATAAGCATGCGTTTCAGATGGAGCTATGGCGCAACAAATAATTCGATGTCCTTTAGCATGTGGTTTAAGTCCTGTCGTTTCGTAATCAAAGGCTATTTCTAGGTTAGTTATGTTGTTTAGTATATATAAGTCCTCGATTATGTCTATGCGCGGCTCTACATGTACGAGAAATGGTTGTTCTAACATAGCAAACGCCTGTTTTAAATCATTTTCCCATACAGTTTGCTCTGGACCATTATCAGATCTTTCAACATAACTTGGATGAAATGTAGGACAAACCCATGATTTGTACTCCTGGTCAGGAATAGTCCATCCTCGCCACTTAGCAATTCCCCCTAAATCCTTTGTCCAGCGATGACCTATCAAAGAATAAACAGCTGAATTCCCCAGCGCAATAATTAATTTAGGTTTATATTTTTCAATTACTTGTAATAAAGATCTGCGACAACAATCAATTTCATAATTTGTAGGAGCACGATTATTACCATTTGAGTCTGTTGGACGGCAATTTACTGCATTAATATTTAAACAGTCTTCAAATAAATCTACCCCTAATTTTGCGTATGTTCTTTGTAGTAATTTTCCTGTCCTTCCTTGAAAGGGTTTTCCTCTTGCATCTTCAACTTCACCAGGAGTTTCACCTATGTTAAGTATTTTTTTCTTGAAATTTCCGTAGGGTTCCATTTTAGGAGTAGTACATTGTTTGGACAGCCCACAAGAAATACAAGTTAACGTCTTTCCATCAGGTCGAGTCTTAGAAGCTGTTTCTTTACTTGTCCAAAAACCTTCCATTATTTCTTAGGATTTCTAAGTCTTGAAACGTACACCCAATCTTCACCTTGAAATTTTATTTTATCACCTGTCATTTGACACTCTTTCGTTTCTTCCAAAATGTTGACAAGCAAATAAGGAGTAATAGAAAACAATAAAGTTTCTGGATGTTTAAAATTTATTTCCTCTTTAAACCATCCTGTATCAGATTTTGCTTCTACAGTCAGTCTATTATTTTGAATTAATATATCAACATTTTCCTCAAGTAGTCTATCACGCTTAGAAAATACCATAGCTCTTTGTAATACTTCAAGTGTTGTTTCAGGAAATACAAAACGCTCCCCTTTGATACTTATCAGTGCATTTGAATTGGGAAATTCATCTTCACTAAATAGTCTACATGAAATAACTGTTCCCTCCTCTGTTTTAAAATGCATCCATCCTTTTCCTTCAGCTATTTGTACAGGATTTAATCGTAACATTTCTGCCGCAGAATTTACAGGGATAAGAAAAGTATTTACAGGCATTTCCTCTCCTAACTCACAATGAACTAATCTATACCCATCTGCAGATTCAATAAAACCTTCTTTGTTTACATGAGCACAAATAAGCACACCTCTACTGATACCTCTGGTAAAAGCAATCATTGAGAAGTTTAATTGCTTTACAAACTTTTCAGGTAAGTTTTTCAATTTACCCTTATTTGTAATTTCTTCTTTTAGTGGAAGTTTAATTTCCGTCTGTAAAGTGAATCCTGCTTTTGCTTTTCCTGAAGTCAGTAGTACTTCCTTTCCTGTAACAGTTAAATCAATCTCATCACCTTTAACACGTTTAATAAATTTGTAAAGATTATCTGCTTCAATAGCTCCTTCAAGTTCAAGTCCAGGAACAGGGTGAGAAATACTTATCTCATCATTATATGTAACAACTCTTCCTCCTACAAAAGCAAATGAAGTTGATTGTTCGATTAGCTCTTTATTAGCTAAACCAGGTTTAACTATTTCTAACGCTTCTTGTAATTGTTGTTTATTTATTATCATCTTTTCATTGTTTTAAATATCACATTAAGCTCTTTTTTCAAAGTACTTATATCTGTTTGTACAAAAGCATCTATTAAACATTCACCTTTAAGTTGCATACGATCTCCAAAAACTCGTCTCGTACTTAAAAACCAGTCCTCTGGAGGAAAATGTGTATCTTTAATAAGTAAAAATGAATCCGAGCGAATAATAATCAGAATGTAACAGTCCTTCAAATTATTTTCTAACATATAAGAAATACGACTAATATCTGCTTGTGTTTTTGTACACACATTAGAAGGAATGCTGTGTCGTATTTTGCTTTGTACTAACCCTATATTTTTTACTCTATATATCATCATATCAATAGCAAGTAGTTTTCTACCTATAGGGTATGCTTGAAACATATTATCTTTTTTATGTTTCAATTCTAAATCAAATCCCATATCATACAGTAAGGGGGCAACAATTGTGTCTACTTCAATTAGATTTACTTCCTTCCCTCCATACCATCCTTGTCCTCTTTTCTTTATAGGAAAAAGTGGTTCCGTGTTAGAAAAGTCCTTCAATTGGGTCATGTTCTGTTTTTTGTTTATATGCGTTTAACCAAGTTTCAAATAGATGAAATGTTTTAACATTTATTTCTTCTCGGACTTTATAATCTTGGAGTTGTTCATACGTGTAACCATCCTCTTTTATTAACGCAAGTATATTATCAGTTAAGTGCTTTTCTCCTTTTGCAATTTGCTTAGAAGAAACAAGAAATTGATTGAATGGTTTACTACAAACAATAGAAGGATCAAAGTTTTTAAATCCACCTATTGGGTATATAATACTTCCATTTGCAGCAATCATTAACCAAGATATTGCATCTGCGCTTGTCCAAGGTAACTCACGTAATAGTTCCGGAATAAGTACAGCAAAACCATGTGTATCTACTTTTGCGCCTTGTCTATGCAAATATTCAAATACGAAGTAAATCCATTGTTTTTTACTATTCGTTGGCATATCATTAGCAGGAGAAATACCTATGTAATCAGTTTGTTCAAGCATTTTATCTAACCATTTTATTTCTTCTCCTTGATGATACACATGAATAGGAGTAATTCCATTTTGCTTTAAAACAAGCAAATTTTTATACCCTTGTTCTGCTGCATTTTCAATCAATTCTTTATTTTGACGTCGTTGTTCCTGTTTTATTATTAATTGATTAAGTGCTTTTGTCTGTCCTACTTTTCCTGGTATGACATCCAAATTAACAACTCTTATGGTTTTACCTGCTTTTTCTGCTCTGCGGATTGCATGATGTGCGTATGTGATATATTCATCAATATTTATACTCTTCCCTTTATTCCAAGCAGAGAAAGCACCAGAATCAAGTATTACATTACCTGGTTTACTCCTTGTTAGAGTTAACCATTTTGTAAGTTGAGCAGGGTACAAGTAAGAAACAAGTCTGTTTTTTATATCCAGATCTCCTTGTTCCGGTCTCGGACCCCACTCCCCTGCAAAATAGAGTTTTATTTCTCTCATTTTTTCTTTTTAAAATAATTTTGGATTTTTACTTTGTATTTCACTTTCTTTAAATAAAGGTTTTGGTAACGTTTTATGTTTTTCAAATCTTTTCTTCGCTGCTTCAAAGTATTCCTTGTCAATCTCGCATCCCACGAAATCAAACCCTCCATCATAGGCTGCTATTGCACTACTGCCAGAGCCTAAATGAGTGTCAAGTATTTTATCGCCGGGTTTAGCGTAGTTCTTTAAGAGCCATTTATAGAGTTGAATAGGTTTCTCGCATGGATGGATATTATCCCTCTTGTCTAAATTATTTATCCCGCCCCACGGATATTTAAAATAGTTGACGGTTTTATAAAATGTTTGAGATGCAATTTCACATCTTGATAATTTAGTATTCATATTACATTTATCCCAAACAATAGCTCCATTGCCTGATTCAAAACAGTTGTAATAATTAGCACCCCAAATAATTCTATTTACTGAAATTCTTTTTAATTCATTAAAATAATCCGCACTTGGTATATAATTATTCCATTCAACTACGTTAAAATTATTTGCAGCAACCTTTCCTGTTTGCGGGATAAAATTTCCTATCCCATACGGCGGATCGACAATAGCCAAATCGAACTGTTTATCTCTACAGCCCGACATGAATTCCATGCAATCTATGTTTAGTAGTTCAATCATCTTTCCTTCTCTGCTATCACGTTTATCAGTGTCCCTCCTCTCGCATTGAAGTTTGCAGTAACTTTCATCCAACGTGGTTCAGCTACTGCCCAGCAATCCTCCAGTATTGTATTCGTTATCGTTTCCATAAAAGCTCCTTCATTACGAAAAGCCAGGTAATATATTTTTAAGCTCTTCGTCTCAATACACAATTTATCTGCTATATATTCAAGCGTAATTGTGGCAAAATCAGGCTGCCCAGTCTTGGGGCAGAGAGACGTCCACTCCTTAAATATAAACTGAGTTAAATAGTCTCTTTCAGGAAACTGATTAGGAAAGGTTTCCAGTAGACTCTTGTCTGGAGAGTCATACTGGTACCCTTTTCCATGATCACCTAGTTTTAACAATGTAGTGGTGTTATCTTTTTTCATCGTATTAAAGTTATTAATTCTTGTTTGGCAGAAGCATCACTAAGAAATACTCCTTTCATACTGGATGTAACCATCACAGAATTTTGTTTTCCTACTCCACGAGACAACATGCACATATGTTGTGCTTCTATTATACATGCTGCTCCTTTTGGTTGGAGATATTGCATTAGAGCTTGTGTAACTTGCTCCCCTATACGTTCCTGTATTTGTAACCGTCGAGCGTAAATCTCCAGCAAACGAGCTAATTTTGAAATACCTATAACTTTTTTATTAGGGATATATGCAACATGTGCTTTACCAAAAAACGGAAGCATATGGTGTTCACACATACTGTACATTTCAATATCTTTGAGTAATACTATTTGATCATACGTTCCACAATCAAATACAGTTAACAAATCTGCTGGGTCTTCATGATACCCTGCATATAGTTCTTGCCATGAACGCACTATTCTTTCTGGAGTTTTTAATAACCCTTCTCTGTCTGGGTCATCTCCAATACATGCAATGTGAAATCGCAAGTTTTCTTTAATTTTTATATCGTCATCTTTCATATTCAATTGGGTCTTTACCTGTTATTATTGCAAATGCCTCTAACCTTTCTTGGCAGCTTCCACATTTCCCACATGCGAGAAGTTGATTTTTATAACATGTTCTTGTTAATTCATAAGGAACAGGAACTTTGTATTTATACCCTCTACATAAAATAGTGGCTTTTGTGTCTCGTGAAAAAGGCGCTTCCACTTCTACGCTGTAATTACTTGATCTTGTAATTGTAGTATATAAAGCATCTACAAATTCAGGTCTACAGTCAGGGTAAATATGATGATCACCTGAGTGTATTCCAAGAGCTATTCTTTCTGCTCCTATGCTTTCAGCAAGTCCTGCCATTATACTTGCAAAAATCAAATTACGCCCAGGTACAACGGTTTGTCTCATTGAATCTTCTTCATAATGGCCTTCAGGAATATCTCCTCCTGAAAGAAGTAAAGCAGAATTAAAATCTTTAAACACCTGTGAAAGATCAAACAAATAATGCTTTATTGGGAAGACGTGACTTTGATAGAATGCAACTATGTCTTTGGCTGCTTGCAATTCATACCCACCATGTTTACTACCATAGTAAAAACTACAGCAATGAACTTCAGCGCCTTGCTCAAGGTAATACCCAAGCAAGGTCGCTGAATCCATTCCACCGGATAGTCCCAATACAACTTTCATTATTCAACAAATGATATGACATTATTTGCATCCTGAGTGAGCAGTTTTGCAAATTTGTTGTACTTAGGATTTTTCCCATCAGTAAGCATTGTCTGAAGTGACGATATAGCAAGATCAGGAAACTGTACATGTGCTTTCTCTACCAGCTGTTCTTTTGTAAACTTTCCTTTTTCAATAAAAGGAGTAAGGAAAGCAACACGATCTGCCATTGTAGAAGATTTACGAGCAAAAAGTTCTTTCTTCTCTGTTTTTACTCTTGCAGGTTTCTCCTCTTTCTTAGGTGCTTTGTCTTTCTTTACAGGAATAGGAACTTGTTTTCTTCCTGAAGGAGTTGTGGGTGCATCATCATCATCTTCATCATCATCATCTTCCTGCTCAACATCTTCATCATCATCTACATCTTCAAGGTCTTCATCAGTATCCTCCTCTCCGTCCTCGTCCACATCCTCTTCAACTTCCTCTTTTACTTTCTTTCCTTTGTTAAGAGGCACGGAAGCAATATTTTTCTTATGTAATTCTTCTGCTTTGTCAGCAGCAGACAATTCATCAATCACAGCTTGTGTAGCTTTTGAAAAATGATCTGTCTCAGGATCAATGAACTTAATAGCATCAACAATCTGTTTTGTAAGTTCATCTACAGGCAAGGTTTCATCAATAAGAGGATCAAGTCCATCCATTACTTTATTAAATTCCCTTGCTACACTTTTTAATTGTTTTTCTGTTACCATTTTTTTTAAATTTTGATTAAACTGTTATCACTATATTATACAAAAAATAATTTAAACGCCTACACGTCTCCCCCAGACCATGATATGCTCACGGGTTGAATACCTGACATTATGTTTAATAGCCATATCTATTACCATTTCTCGCTTTGCACTTATTTCCTCTGCTGTAGTTCCTTCTGGCATAAGAATCACTTGATTTCTACGAATTATTCGTGGAAGAATAAAGTCATTAAGTATCTCTTCCCAATCTTCTTCTCCTGATATAACAAATTTAAACCAAGAATTCTCGTATTGAGCGACATTAAATATGATATCCTTTTTATGTCGCTTTAACCATGGTACACCGCTGTTACAAAGTTTTGGAGAATTATTCCACGTATCTACATACTGACTGAAGTCAGGGGTAGGTTGTATTACACATTCATTTTCTACTTCAATAAAAGGGACGTATTTAAATCTTCTTACAAATGCTTGTAAAAATGACGCCAATTGTTTTTGTTGCTGTAAAGGACTTCCCCCTGTTATCACTAAATGATGACCATTTTTAAGTCTTGAAATAAGGTCTGTTTTTTCAATCATTTCCAATAGTTCTCCAAATGTATATGGATTACCTTCTCTCCATACTTCTTTTGTATCGCAGAAAACACAATTCATAGAACAACCTTGTAAACGAAGAAAAGAAGCTGGACATCCTGAATGTATTCCTTCCCCTTGAATTGTATCCATATAAAATTCAGATACTTTTAAATAAGGTTCGTCTGGTACAGATTTATTTGACATAGGGTATGCTTCAATTATTACTTTGCTCATAACGGGCATTTGTTTTAGGTGTTTCTGAAATTTCTATTGCATTTAATTCCGGAATTGATTTCTTAAATAAATCAAATAGATACTTCGTCATATTCTCGGCTGTAGGCTTAACTGGTAGAAAATCATTTAGGTGCTTGTGATCTAAAGCATCATCAAGGAATTTCTTTACTCCATCTAATGCTCTGTAATCTTTTACAAATTCATTTTCATTTAAAGTCTCTGATTTTAATTCTACCACCACCACATAATTATGCCCATGAACTCTAGAACATGGATGTGTGTCAGGTAAATGATCTAAGCAATGTGATGCTGAAAATGCAAATTCTTTTCTAATTGTGTACATAGTTATTTATTTTTAGATTAAAATTAAGTTTCTTCCCAATGTGTTTCCGTGTCATTATTTTCCAATGAAAATCGTAATGAAAAATCTTTGAATGTAAACCCCGCTCCTCTCTGTTTGTCCCTTGTAAGTGTAAACCATGCTTCACCTTGACTCATATCTTTCTCCTTTGGAACAGTTAAGCGAAAAATGTTCTGAGCCATAGCACCCATAGAACTTGCTCCGCGAAGCCCTCTCTTGTTGTCTTTTCCTGCATGGTGGAGTAATATGTTTGCTACTCCGAGAGCCCTTAGATCGCGCAGAAAAGGGTTAATCTTGTTACTCCACTCGCTGTTACTATTCTCCTCTTGTAATCCAAATAGGGTTGAGACGCTATCAAGTACAATCAATTTATAAGAAGGGTGGTCTTTAAGCCAACGAATTATTTTAATTTGATTCTCTCTTTGCCCTAAGAAAAATGTGTCTCCTGTTTCAAGCTGAAATTCGGGGAGAGACAGTATTTGTAATTTATGATTTCTACTTTGTTTACCCAGCCATTCATAACATGCGATTCTTTCTTGCATTTGTAATTCTCCTAACTCTCCGTCAATGTAAAGTGTACCTGTTGGATTTTTTACAAGCCATGGTCCTACATCTACATCATGATAGTTATGCATACCGAGAGCATATGCGACAGCAAGTGTAAGAAGAGTCTTTCCTGTTCCATAGTTTCCGTATATGATAGATGTTTCACCTTCTCTTAGCCATGGTTTCATGAGTAACGTAGGTTGTTTCTTGTTTTGCTCTCTTATTTGTTGTGCTGTTCTAATGTACGGATGTATCCTATTTGAAACACTATCTAACGGTCTGAATTTTTGAATGGTTTGATTTGCTTCCTCTACTCGTCCTGATTCGGTTAATGCTTGTACAATACCTGTAAACTTTTTTATGTGTTGTTCACTTAAATATTTTTCTGTTTGTGTGACTAAATGTTTGACGTCAATAGGATCTTTCATCGCTTCTACACTTAATCCTGGTAAGATGTCATTTTCTATTTCTTCTGCTAAAGACTTTTGTAATTTACCTTCTCTAAGTTTATCGTAGTAAATAAGCTCTATTTGTTTTTCTGGAGCTTTATCATACGTTGAATAATATTCCCACGACCAAGATGCAATCATTTTCGCGGCAGAGGATTCAAGTAGGTTTACGTCCCAAATGTCTTTAATACTTTTACAATACTCTGTGGAAGTTATTAGAGCAATAATAATTTTACGTTCAATCATGAGGTTAGGCTGTCTTGCTATTGGTTAATTTACATTGAGCATATATTTTTGGTGAGTAATCTTCACAATCCATACAACCTTGCTTACTTGCACTAAATGCCTTGCCAAATTCCCAACCATTTGGACAAGTGTATCGTTGTTGTTCTTTATTGAAGTCTGTTAGTTTCATTTCCTCTGCATCGTCTAACCATCGACTTTGATTTAACCAGGTGGTAGCATGAGGAATAAATTTACTTGTTTGCCACCTTTCAGATTTACTTTGTCTTCGAATGGCGGATTTAATTTCTCTCCAAGTGGGTCTATCTTTAGATGGTTTACGACATATTTTTAACCAAGCTGTCTTGGCCTTACCCTTATCTACTTTTTTTGGGTACATCCTCCACATCTGATCAAACATTGAAGGAGTTATTTTTTTATTTATGTCTTCTCCGTCGGATTCCACAAAATCCGACGTAGTTATATTACTATTAGTTTTTAAAGCATTTGACCCCGTTTTACCACCGGGGTGGTGAGCCGGGGGGGTGGTGATGGAAGAATTACTCCATAAAAATTTTAATTTGATGTAGTGTGCGAATACTCTACCTCCCTCTGCTCTGGCAGCTATATCTTCAATTAGATTTAACTCACGTAATTTCCTTTTTGCTTTTATAAATCTCGTCTCACCCCAATTCAATCCTGCCATTGTAAAATTTGAAGTTGCTCTTGGTTGAGACGTCCCTTGCCACTTTGCAGTATAGTAGTAGAAGCAATACAAAGCAATCAAGTCTGCTGAATTTTCTTCTTTCAAAAGAAGATCTAAAAGAGGTTTAGATAAGAAAATTGGTTCTTCGTTTATTGGATAAGAAAGTTCTTTCTGTCTATGTCTTTCCATTGTCTTTTTGATTAAAAGAAAAACTGAAGGTTTCGGTGGAAACGGCACCTACTCCCTTCAGTTCCTACAAACTAACAAACTTACAAAAACGCAATATTTTTCACGACCGTTTCTC